CAAGATATTTAGCAATTTCTATACGCATTTTATGCAAACTGCGTTTGTTTGAGGAAAATATAATCATATCGTCCATATACCGCACATAATGCACTGCGCCCAGATTTTCTTTAACAAAATGGTCAAAATCCTGCAGGTAAAAATTAGCAAACATCTGCGAAAGTAAAATTCCAATGGGCAGTTCTGTTTGTACATCAAGTATCTTTTTTATCAAACACAGTGTGCGTTTGTCCTTTATTTTTCTGACCAGCATTTTGTACAAAATATCTGTCTTTATGGACGGATAAAACTTTTTCACATCCAGCTGCAGGTAATACTTTGTGTGTTTATGGTCGTTTTTTACAGCTTTTTCTATATACTTTTTCGCATAATGTACGCCGCGTCCGGGTATGCTGCCACAGGTATAGGTATAAACACCCTTAAACAACACCGGCTTCAATGCAATATATATGCACCAATGTATAATCTGGTCTGGATAGTATTTTGGTTTCGATATAAGGCGTTCCTTTTTGCGATAACCGTCGTGCAATACAACCTGCTCGTAAGCCGACGGAACAAAATCTCCGCTCAACAACATTTTCTGTATTGCTGCAGCATAATAATCCTCGTTTTTAAGTATCTTTTGCACAACTCTGCGGTTGCGTTTTCCTCTTGCTGCTTTGTGTATAGCAAGTTTTATTGTTTTTATATCTGATATGGTTTCAAACAAATATCCTGTTCTTTTCATAAATCCTTTGGGAGTCCTCTTATTGACCTCAAGGTGTTTCCAGTTCTTTTCAGCGTACTAAACCTTGCTCCTTACGGTCTTATTTTCGCCAAGTGGCGTGGATAATGGTGTGCCGTTTGTTGTAGTTATTTTTTTCAATAAGGTAGGCGAGAGCCGATGTTGCCGTTCGCATTCGAAGCCAAGTTGTTCAGATTCACATAACGACCACCAACATGGACGCCGTTGTTCCAGTTGCCGCCGACAAGCGCGATATCAGGTGTAAGCACGGCTCTCACGCACACCAAAACCCTGTATATGTGCATAAAACTTTATAAAATCTTATTCTTTTGTTTTCTGGGGGCTAGCCGCCCCCACGCCCCTGCTAAGGAGCGATGAAAGAGAGGCGAGAGCCGAGGCTGCCGTACGCATCCGAAGCCAAGTGGTTCAGATGCACAAAACGACCACCAACAAGGACGCCGCCGGCCCAGTCGCCGCCGACAAACGCGTAGTCAACCTGACCGTTATTAAACCAAAGACCATCGCACCAATAGCCATTAACGCTTGTTCCGCCGCTTGCTGTTTTTGGTATATAGCCTTGGTCGGTCATAGTTGCATCGGTTACAATATTGCCGCTTGTTCCGCCTGCAGCTATATTGCTGTCAACATATCCTGCGGCGGTATACACGTCGCTGTCGCTCGGGGTAGGGTACGGTGCGGTCATTTTTGTTTTAATTCTGCCGCTTGCGATAACCATACCGGCCATTCTATCCCAGTAGTTTCCGTAAAAATCTTCGATATAGAAAACCTTTACGCTGCTTGTCTGATTGGTGTACCCAAAAAACTGACCTTTGTCCTTAAGGCTGCCCGGAGTAACACCAGCAGTGTTGCCGCTTGCACATCTGCCCCAGCCAAAAGCTTCCTGCGAGTTGTCGCTTTTACTTATAAGTGTAAGCAGGTCATTGATAAAGTCCCAACGACTTTTCACGATAGTAAACCAGCCGTCACCCTTTGCATTGCTCGGCACATTCAAGCCGCCTTCACCGTTATTGGCTTCCGCTCTTGTAACTTCTGTTGCTGCAGTCTGACTAACCATAACACCCTGACCTGCGATTGAACGCAGAACACTGGAAATATTCGAACCTTTGTACATACTGTAGTAAAACTCGTCTCGTTCTTCGCCTGCAGCGTTCATATGTGCATAAGCTTTATAGTGTTCGTTGATTTTTACTCTGGAACACTTAACAATATTGCCGCTGCGGTAAAAATACAGTTTTTTAAAGGCAGCCATAGCATTGCCTCCATAGGCCGTGCTGGTAATGTCACTCGCTGCGCCGCTCACAGCTTTTTTTGTTTGGTCGTCACGGTCAAGCTCATAGTCTACAGTGCCGTCATACTTAAGCATTACAGGGCGATTGATGTCAGTACAAAACGCCTCCCAACTGCCATAGATAAATGCGCCTGCATTATAATTCATATATGCGCGTTCAAAATCCTTACAGTCGTCGGTATATGTAATGACGTTTCCTGCACTGTTCTGTGTTCTTGTAAAGCCGTAGATAAAACCGACTGCAGCGTTGTATGTTTTGCCTGTTTCCAGAACATCAACAACAACTTTGTTTACAGCTTCCACTCCGTCAACACTGCAGGAAACAGTGTATGTATCTGCAACTGTAACAAGAATATCTGCAGCGCCGCCGCTGTCGCTTGTTTCGGTGAATATCGCACCATTTGCGCCAACAGCTATAACTTCGGCATTTGCTTCTGTTGATATATGAATAATGCTATAAAAGTAAGTCAGTGATATGCGATACTGTCTAACTTCGTCAACAATAAGGTTGATACTGTCTGTTTTGCCGTTGTTGGAAGCTTCAATATACCAAGCAGAATATCCCTGTACATCAAATTCCACAATGCCGTCACCGTCTGCAATGGCTTCATAAATTATGTTTTCTGTAGTTGCGCGAACAACGCTGCCTGCTTCTGTAGTTACAATAATTCTTGGTTTAAGGCCAAATTCTTTTGTCTGTGGCTCTGCTTCGCCGTTTTCGTTTATCATTACAACCTGACCTGCAGTGCCTTTGATTTTTGTCTGCGCGCCTATAAAAGCAGGGGGATAGTCGTTTTTGTCAGGCATAACAACACCCTGACGTCCATTAAAGCTTGTAACGCCGCCGCCTGCAGCATTCTGTGCCTGTTCCGACCAGTATTTTGCATTGTTTATATCCTCATTTTCTCTTGTTCCGGTACCACCTACAGCCCAGCTTTCAGAGTTTCTTGCCTGCTGAACTACATATGCTTCGCTTTTCAATGCATTGTCTGCGGATGCCGCGGCGTTATTCATACAATTTGCTGCAATATCTGCGCAGGCAGATGCTCTCTGGTGGCTTTCAGCAGCAGCGGCAGCAGATTTTTGTGCATCGCCGATAGTTTCTTTGATTTCGTCTATCTCTGCCTGTAGCTGCTCTGCCTGACTTGGCGTAACATCTTCTGTTTCGCCTTCGCCCCAGATAGCTTCAGGTACCAAGAAATAGGCAGTGCCAGTTACAACAGCAATTATTTCTTTTGCTGTTTCATCGTCAATCAAGCAACCTTTTATTGTAAGCCCTGCTTCGCCACTATATTTTTTAGCTTCAGCAGGAATAGGCACCCTGTATGTGTTTCCGTTTCCGTCAACATCCATAAGCGGTGTAACCGTAATTGTTACCGGTTCACCCATAGAGTTAGTCCAGCACACTGTTTTTGTTGTGTTTTCCCACAGTTCGCTGAAATGGCATTCGATTTCTGTTTCATCGTGGCTGCCTGCAGCACCAATGCTCACGCCTGCACCCTCAATGTATTCGTCAGCAATATTCAGCTGTATAATCTTTCTCATTTTTTACCTCACAAAAAACGGCGCAGCAATCTTGGAGAGTGCTCAGAACTCCAATTTGCTACGCCGTGTCGTAACTGCCAAAAGTGTTTCGCGGTTATTTTAGATGTTTAAAGCCTTTTCCTTTGCTTTAAGCTCAGCTTCTTTCTGCTGAATAAGGTTAGCGGTCTGCATATCCTGTTCTTTGCTGCGCTCAAGGATAAGCGCAACTTTTCTCGGCACCATAACCTGCACACCGCGTTTAATCTGATATGTTCTGCCGTTGTGCGCTACAAACACGTCATCTTTATACTTGTCGTTGTCTTTGAACAACATCACAGGCACAAGCTCATTGTAATATGCCTTTTTTGCAGCGGCTTTTGCTGCAGCATCATCACTGGCTGTGCCGGTGTTGATAAAAATACCTGTTTCTTTTTCCGCGAGAGCCGCTTCTGCATCAGCTTTTGCTTTTTCAGCTTCTGCAGCTTTTTTCTCTGCAGCTTCCTTTGCAGCGCGTTCTTCTGCGAGCTGTTTCATAAGTTCTTCAACAGTCGCTTCAGGTGCTGCTGCATTAGCTTTATTTTTTTTGTCTGCCATTGTCATAATCCTCCTGTTTACATAATAAGGCCGCCGTTTTATGGCAGCCTTATCGCTTTAACCTGTTATATTACGCAGCATCTTCGTGAGAGAATGTAGATGTGCTTTCGATACGCACCATATATTCCTCAACAAGACGTTCAGCAACCTTAAGCGCTTTCCAGCCTGCTGTTGCTCTCTGGTCAAGAGGGTCAGCCGCACCTGCAGAACCAAGCTGTTTAACAATATGTCTCAGGCCGCCGCCTTTAACAGTTGTGCTGCCGTATGCTTCTGCACCAAGGATAAGGGTGGAGTATACGTTTGCACCGCCTGCGCCGGCTTTTTCAAAGATTTTTGCTTCGCTCGTTTCAACAAAGCGTACACCTTCAATTTTGCCGATTTCACCTTCATAAATACCCTCTGGGTCGCTGTATGTTTTTACATTTACCCATTTTGGGTCATTCATAAAGTCGTAAGAAGCGTCCTGGTTGATAATGCCGATGTAACAGCCATCAATTCTTGGTGCGTTCATCTTTTTAAGAAGACGCACAGCTTTACGCACATCGTTAACTGTGATGTTGCAGTTGCTTTCTTCGCTTGTGTAGTGCAGTTCTGCACGGTCGTCAACGCCGCCTGCATAGATAACGTTTGTACCGCCGTTGAGAACTTCTCTTACAACAGTGTCAAGTGTCTGACCTGCCTGTTTGCCAAGCAGTTTTGTTGCCTGCAAAAGGTTGTTGTCGATTGCAGTAAGTAAAAGGACATCAGAAAGTTCAACGTAGTCACCATACTGGTTAACTGTTGCTGTGATAACGCTCATAGACAGTTTTTTGCCGTCAGGTGTAACACCTTCTGTAAGTGGTACAAGAGCCTTTGGCAGTGGGCTGTATTTTCTGAACTCAATTGTCTTACCGCCGTTTTTAGGGATGTCTGCCACCTGACCAAACTGGTCGTGAACAAGTTCCGGACCAGCCATATCAATCAGGTAGTCAGAATAAAATGTTTTCATTTCGTCACTAAGACCAACGTCTGTAGTAACGTTTGTGTTGCCGTCAAACATATCCAGTTTGACAGGGAACAAGAGAATGTTTTTTCTTTCAAACATAGTAATTAGCTCCTTTCATAGCGAGGAACTAAAATACAATTTTTTCTCCTCGCTGAACTCGTTTAACAATTTCCGCACGGTCTTTTTTGGACAGTTTGGAAACGTCGTCTTTTACAATAAATGCACTCTGGTCATTTGTACCGTTTTCAGCAACTCTTGCGCCTTTGGCACGAATATTGTCAACAACTTTTCTTTCAGCGTTCTGTGCTGCTGCTGCGCTGTTGTTTGCAATAATCTCGTCCATGTGGATAACGCCGTATGCGTGTTCCATTGGGATGCCGCTGCGCAGCAAAGAAATAAACTGTGGATTCTGTGCTTCTGCTGCAAGGTCAAAGTCCGGATATTTTGCAGCAAGGCTGTCTGCTTCTGCATACCATTTCTGTATCTGTGCATCCGCCTGTGCTTTTCCTTTACGCTGTCTTTCGGCTTCGGCAAAGGCTTTGTTTTCTCTTTCCATTTTTTTGAAACGTTTATACTGTTCAACTTCCATACCTGCTTCATAGGCAGCTTCGTTCCAGTACGCATCATCATTTTCAACAGCGTTAAGCAGTTTTGCTACGTCGCCGTCCTCAATGCCGTAACGCTCCATAAGCATATTTACAATAGGGGAATACTGATTTACGGTCTGCTGCAGCTGCTTTGTTTCTTTAAAGCGACGGTTTATGATATTCTGAACTTCAGTGTCATAAATATCTTTGTATTCACCATTGGTAAGCTCTTTAAAAGCCTTGCGCCTGTTTTCCAGAGTATTTGCAGCTTCGATATTTTCTGTGGTCTGCTTCTCGGCGGCAGAAGCTGTGTTGTTCTGTTTGCCAAAAACAACATTGTTATATGCGCCCTTTTTTCCACGCTGGGTGTCCACGCGGTTGCCTGTAGCTTCGCCCATAGTTCCTGCACCTTCACCACCTGCAGAAGCTGCTGCGGCAGCACCGGCTGTGCCGCCCTCAAACATAGAAAGGTCAACAGGAAATAATTTAACTTTTTTCATCTGGATTTCCTCCGTAAATTCGCGGAATAATGCCTCCGTGTGGCAGTTGCCTTGGCCTTTGCGAACGGCAGTTGC